CATCTCGTCAGCCTCATAAGCTGGAGATCGGGGGTTCGAATCCCCCACCCGCAACCAATATGGCCGCCCCCTCTGCGCAAGCACGGGGCGGTCTTCTTTTGGAGGGTGCCATGGAGGCAGACTGGACGTTCATCGTTTTCGTGATTGCCCCGCTTATCGTGATGATGGCTGTGCATGTTTTCGGGGCTTGACCCCGAAACTGGTATGATGGGCGCATGGATTATGCGTCCCTGATCGACAAAATCCCCGATTCCGAAAAGCCGGAAATCCTTGACCTTCTCAAGCGTCTTGAGGAGGCGAAGCTGCGCGAGTCCGCGCGCGAGTCCTACATGGACTTTGTCCACGCCATGTGGCCAAGTTTCATTGGGGGCCGTCACCACAAGATCATGGCTGAAGCGTTTGAGCGCGTGGCCAATGGCGAGTGTAAACGCCTGATCATCAATATGCCGCCCCGCCACACCAAGTCCGAGTTTGGTTCGTTCCTGCTTCCGGCGTGGTATCTCGGCAGACACCCCAACAAGAAGGTGATCCAGACGTCGCACACCGCCGAACTCGCCGTCGGCTTTGGCCGTAAGGTGCGTAACTTGGTGGGTTCTGATCCCTACCAGAATATCTTCCCAGACGTGAACTTGGTGTCTGACTCCAAGGCCGCTGGCCGCTGGTCAACCAACAAGGGCGGCGAATACTTCGCTATCGGTATCGGTGGTGCCGTGACGGGTAAGGGCGCTGACCTTCTGATCATTGACGATCCGCACTCCGAACAGGAGGCCATGATCGGCCAGCACGACGTCTCGGTCTACGACAAGGTCTTTGAGTGGTACTCATCCGGTCCCCGCCAGCGTTTGCAGCCGGGCGGTGCCATTGTGATCATCATGACCCGCTGGGCCAAGCGTGACCTGACGGGCCAAGTTCTTGCGTCCGCCGCCAAGAACGACAAGGTCAATGAGTGGGAAGTCATCGAATTCCCGGCAATCATGCCGTCTGGCCAGCCGCTGTGGCCGGAGTTCTGGCCTATCGAACAGCTAGAGGCGCTGAAGGCAGAACTGCCAATTTCCAAGTGGTCGGCCCAGTACCAGCAGGACCCCACCTCTGAAGAGGGCGCTCTCATCAAGCGCGACTGGTGGAATGTCTGGGACAAGGACCACCCACCTCACTGCGAGGCGGTCATCACGGCCATGGATACGGCGTTCTCGAAAACGGAACGGTCGGACTACACCGCCTGCGTGACATTCGGCGTTTTCAACCACCCCAACAACAAGGGCACCCCGACCCCGAACCTGATTCTCCTCGACGCATGGAAGGAGAAGATGGAGTTCCCAGAACTGAAGGCGGCAACCACCCAGTATTACAAAAGCTGGACCCCGGACATGTTCGTCGTGGAAAAGAAAGCCTCTGGTGGCCCGCTGATCGCGGAACTCCGCCAAGCTGGCATCCCGGTCATGGAATTTACGCCAACTAGGGCCACTGGTGATAAAATAGTCCGTGTAAACGCAATCACAGACATCTTTGCATCTGGCGTGGTCTGGGCTCCAGACCAGAAGTTTTCTCACGACGTGATTGAGGAATGCGCCGCATTTCCCTCTGGAGACCACGACGACTTCGTGGACGCCGTGACCATGGCGCTCATGAGGTTCCGCCAAGGCGGCTTCGTGATCCCGACCGACGAACAGGACATCGACACACCACGGCTCATCAAGCGTGAGCCCTACTATTGAAGGCTATAACTCATGATCGACCCCACAATCCCGCTCTCCGTTGACGACCAGCGTCCCGTGACCGTCGGTCTGGAGGATGCAGCCCCTGAAGGTCCAATCGTCACCGAGATGGAGGACGGCGGGGTCGAAATCGACTTTGGTGACGACAGCCCGCTTGAGGAGATCGTTGAACACGACTCAAACCTCGCGGATATGCTGAGCGATAGTGAACTGGCGTCCCTCGCCAGCGAACTCATTGGCGACTTCGATGCCGACCTGCGCTCTCGCGGCGACTGGGAGAAGGCATATGTGAAGGGCCTCGACCTGCTTGGCCTGCGCATTGAAGACCGCACCACCCCGTGGCCGGGCGCTTGTGGCGTCTACCACCCGATCCTGACGGAAGCCGTGATCCGCTTCCAAGCCCAGACGATCATGGAAATCTACCCGGCCTCTGGCCCGGCCAAGACCAAGATCATGGGCAAGGTGACGCCGGAGAAGCTGAAGCAGTCAGACCGCGTCGAACAGGAACTCAATTACGTCATCACCGAAAAGATGACCGACTATCGCGCCGAGACAGAACAGCTTCTGTTTAAACTCGCCATGGCCGGGTCCGCATTCCGGAAGGTCTACTATGACCCTGTAGCCGAGCGCCCCGCTGCGGCTTTCGTGCCTGCCGAAGACTTTGTCACGGCCTACGGCACCACCGACCTCAAGACGTCGCCCCGGTACACCCATGTAATGCGCATGTACCCGAATGAGGTCAGGCAACTGCAGTTGTCGGGGTTTTATCGCGATGTCGATCTTCCGGAACCCTCTCCCGACTATTCTGAGATTGAGAAGAAGCAGGATCGCCTGACGGGTGAAATCCCCGCCGTCGAGAATGACGACAGGCACAAAATCCTCGAAATGCACGTCGATCTCGACCTGCCGGGCTTTGAGTCCGAGGACGGCCTGTTGCTGCCCTATATCATCACGATGGACAAGTCGAGCCAGACCATCCTGTCGATCCGCCGCAACTGGCGTGAAGACGATCCGATGCGGGTGAAGCGCCTGCATTTCGTGCCGTACCAGTATCTGCCCGGCCTTGGATTCTATGGAACGGGCCTTATTCACCTGATTGGCGGCATCGCCAAGTCGGCCACGTCCATCCTGCGCCAGCTTGTCGATGCAGGCACTCTCTCCAACCTGCCCGCAGGCCTCAAGGCGCGCGGTCTCCGCATCAAGGGCGACGACAGCCCGATCCAGCCGGGTGAGTTCCGTGACGTCGATGTGGCGTCTGGTTCGATCCGTGAGTCCATCACCTTCCTGCCCTACAAGGAACCGTCTGCGGTTCTCTATCAGTTGCTGGGCAACCTTGTGGACGAGGGCCGCCGCATTGGCTCCATCGCGGAGATGAATGTCGGTGAATCAAACCCCGAGGCTCCGGTTGGCACCACGCTGGCGCTGATCGAACGCTCCATGAAGGTGATGAGCGCCGTGCAGGCGCGCGTCCATGAAAGCCTTGGCAAGGAACTCCGCCTGATCGCTGACGTGATCAAGGACTTCATGCCGGATGAGTATGAGTATGACGTCTCTGATGAGAGCGGTCAGACCTTCTCGCGCACTGACGACTTTGGCGGTGGCGTTGACATCATTCCGGTGTCTGACCCGAACGCCTCGACCATGGCCCAGAAGGTTATGCAGTATCAGGCCGCCCTCCAGTTGGCTCAGCAGAGCCCCGAACTCTATGATCTGGCACTCCTCCATCGCCAGATGCTGGAAGTCCTGAACATCAAGAACGCCGACCAGATCATCAAACAGCAGACCGAGCCGCCGATGATGGACCCGGTCACTGAGAACATGATGGCGCTGCAGGGCAAGCCGTTCAAGGTTTACGCCGAACAGGACCACGACGCCCACCTGAAGGTCCATGCGGCCTTCATGCAGGACCCGCAGTACCAGCAGTTCATCTCTCAGTCCCCCAATGCGCAGGCATTCGCTGCCGCCATGCAGGCCCACATGGCCGAACACATGGCTTACAGCTATCGCCGCGCCATCGAACTCAAGATTGGCGTCTCGCTGCCCGAACAGGGTCAGCAGCTTCCGCCGAACGTCGAGAACGACATTGCGAAGCTGGCTTCGCTGGGTGCCCAGAAGCTTCAGCAGGCCCACGTGCAGGAGGCTGCGCAGGCCAAGGCCCAGCAGGAAGCGCAGGACCCGCTCAACGTCATCCAGCGCAAGGAACTGGAGATCAAGGAGCGCCTCGCCAAGGTCAAGGAAATGGAAGCCGAGGTCGATGCGCTGGTCAAGGCCAACAAGATCGCCATGGATTACGAACAGCTTGGCATCAAGCAGCGCGGCGAAATGCTGACGTCCGTCAAGGAGGCGATTTCGATTGCCACCGCCGCTGGCGAGATCACGCCGGAGATGGATGCGCAGAATGGCCAGAACCCGCAAATAAACCCGCAAAATCCTCCCGCCATTCCTCCGCAACGTCCTCAACAGTAAGGGCTTTTTATGCTTGAACTTCTCCGCAAAAAAATCCGCGAACACATGAATTCCTACGCCGACGAGATCGCAGGCGGCGCAGCGCAGTCGTTTGACAAGTACCGCGAGATGGTCGGAGTCATCTCTGGTTTGGCTCTGGCGGAGCGCGAATTGGTTGACCTGATTGAACGTGAGGTTCGCGACGATTTTGAGGACTAAGTTCTCAACTGGTATCATTCACTTACGCGGGTTTAAACGACCTGCGCACCGAGGGCGTGAGCCCAAGGACAAACGGCGAAAGCTGCAAGCAAGGACAGACATGTACCAAGCAGACGAAATCTCTCAGGAGATTCTCGATCAGCTTCCGGACCCGGTGGGTTATCGGATTCTGGTCGCCCTTCCCAAGGTGGAAGAGAAAACGAAGGGTGGCGTTTATATGCCGGAAGACCTTCGCAAGCGTGAAGAGACTGCATCCATGCTTGGATGTATCCTCAAGATGGGTCCGGACTGTTACCGCGATCCCGACAGGTTCCCTTCCGGGGCTTATTGCCGTGAAGGCGACTGGGTGATTATCCGGTCGTATGCAGGCACAAGGTTCAAGGTGAAGGGGCAGGAGTTCCGCATCATCAACGATGACGTCGTTGAGGGCGTGGTTTCCGATCCGAAGGGATTTGAACGGGCATGACGGGCGAACGCGAAGACGACTTCGAAGACGACAATGTCGCCGTAGAAGATAACGACCTCGACATTGAGGTTGTGGATGACGAGCCGGAAGAGGCGAAAGCCCAGCCGGAACAAGACGAAGAAGAATTAGCTTCGTACAGCCGGAACGTCCAGAAGCGCATCAAGAAACTCACTTTTGAGGCTCGTGAAGCGCAGCGGGAGCGTGAGAAGCTGGCAAGGGAACAGGCGGCGCTGGCGGAATACACCAAGCGCACGATGGCCGAGAATCAGGCGCTTAAACGTGCCCTGAACAACGGTCAGAACCTGATCGCAGACCAGTTGAAGAACCGCGTACAGACAGAACTGACGCTGGCTGAAAGAAAGCTGAAAGATGCGATGGAACTTGGCGACTTTGATCGTCAGGTCGAAGCCCAAAAGGACATCGCTCGTCTGACGTTTGAAGCGACCAAGGCGGAAGCGTTTAAACCCACTGTGGTTGACGAAGAGCCGCCCGAGTTGCCGAGGATTGAAGAACCACGTCCCCAGCCGTCGGCCCGTGCGGTCGAATGGCATAAGCGGAACAGGTGGTTCGGGTCGGATCAGACCATGACGCAGTTTGCGCGTCATGTTCATGACCGTCTCGTAGTGTTTGACCATGTTGACCCCAACTCTGAGAAGTATTGGGCGAAACTTGATGAGGAGATGCAGAAACGCTTTCCTCATGTGCTGGGTGGGTCCGATGAGGACGATGGTGATGACGACGCACCGCCACCCCGCAGGGCTAACGTGGTGGCCCCGGTCAGACGCTCCGCAACTCCGCCACGCAAAATTCAGTTGTCGTCAACCGAGGTAGCCATCGCTAAGCGCCTTGGTTTGACCCTTGAACAGTATGCCAAAGAAAAGCTGAAGGGCTTCTGATGGATAAGCGCACTCCTCGCGCAAGCGAGACCCGAGAAGAAACTTCTCGCAAACGTAGCTGGGCTCCGGCCTCCGTCCTCCCCACCCCCGATGACCGGGATGGCTGGACTTACCGCTGGATCAGGACCTCGTCCCGGGGTCAGATCGACAACACGAATGTGTCGTCAAAGCTGCGTCAGGGTTGGGAACCTGTAAACGCCGAAGAACATCCCGAGATCAAGGTCCTCAACGACCGGAACTCGCAATTCCAAGGCAACGTCGAGGTTGGTGGCCTTCTCCTCTGCCGCGCTCCAAAAGAGATGGTGGAAGAGCGGAACACCTACTACCGCGAACTGGCAGAGAGCCAGCTTTCCTCGGTTGAGAACAACCTCATGCGCGAAAGCGACCGTCGTATGCCGCTGAATAAGCCGCAGATCGACACAAAGATAACCTTTGGCGGTGGCCGAAAGTAGCCACCACTGAAACAAGGAAACTGATATGTCCTCTATCGCAGCCCCCTATGGCCTGCGTCCGGTGGGTCTTATCGGTGGCCAGCCCTACGCGGGTTCGGTTCGCCTGATCAAGATTGCCTCGGGCTATGCAGCCAACCTGTTCTACGGACAGGATGTCAAGCTTGACTCCAACGGCACCGTTGTCGCTGGCGCTACCGAAACCTCCGTCGCCGCCACTGGCGTTGTCGGTGTGTTCGTCGGCTGCAGCTACACCGATCCGAACCTGAAGTACAAGCTGTTCCGTCAGTCTTGGCCGACGGGCACGGTTGCCTCGGACGCTGTCGCGTACATCGTGGATGATCCCGATGTTGTGATGCAGGTTCAGGCGAACGGTACGGTTGCCGCGACCGCTCTCGGTGCCAACATTGGCCTGAGCGTTGCTTCCGGCTCCACCTCCACTGGCAACGCGACGACCTCTGCGGACGCCACCACTGTAAACACGACAGCTACCCTCCCGCTTCGTATCGTCGGCTTTGTCGATGGTCCGGACTCTGCGGCGGGCGATGCCTACACTGACATTCTTGTCAAGTGGAACGCGCCGTCCTTCGTAACGGACAAGCTGGTCGGCGGTCACGCCTACCATCAGGCCGTTGGCGTGTAATAGGAGAATAAAAAATGGCTATTTCACGCGCACAACTCCTCAAAGAACTCCTCCCCGGGCTTAACGCCCTGTTCGGCCTTGAGTACAAGAAGTACGAAAACGAACATGAGGCGATCTATGAGACCGAAAACTCCGAGCGTTCGTTCGAAGAAGAAGTCAAGCTGTCGGGCTTTGCTGCGGCTCCTGTCAAGGCTGAAGGCGCTGCCATCAGCTACGACAACGCGCAGGAAGCTTGGACCGCCCGCTACAATCACGAAACGATTGCAATGGGCTTCTCCATCACCGAAGAGGCGATGGAAGACAACCTGTACGACTCGCTCTCGGCTCGCTACACGAAGGCTCTGGCTCGCGCCATGGCTTACACGAAGCAGGTCAAGTCGGCCTATCCGCTCAACAACGGTATGCCCTCGGGTTCGTACCAGTCGGGCGACGGCGTCACTCTGTTCAACTCCAGCCATCCGCTGGTGTCTGGCGGCACGAACGCCAACACCCCGGCTGTTGCCGCCGATCTTAACGAGACCTCGCTTGAGGCCGCCGTTATCCAGATCGCTGGTTGGAAGGACGAGCGTGGCCTGCTTATTGCTGCCAAGCCCCGCAAGCTGATCGTCCCGCCGAGCCTGATGTTCGTTGCAACCCGCCTCCTTGAGACGGACCTGCGCGTCAGCACCGCTGACAACGACATCAACGCCATCAAGACCAACGGCACGATCCCCGAAGGTTACTCGGTCAACCATTACCTGACCGACAATGATGCGTGGTTCCTGATCACGGACATCCCGAATGGCATGAAGCACTTCGTGCGCACTCCGATGTCTACCAGCATGGACGGCGACTTCGACACGGGCAACGTGCGCTACAAGGCGCGCGAGCGTTACGTGTTCGGCGTGTCGGACCCGCTGGGCATTTACGGTTCGCCGGGTGCCTAATACCTAGAGGGTGCGTATTCTCTCTCCTCTGCGCATCCAAGAGCCCTCAGTCTCCGGACTGGGGGCTTTTTGTTTACACGTCACGCCGTGCTAAAATTCAACTAGCCACTAAGCGTGGCTTTCCGGGTAACCCGGCTCCCCAGACTGTCCCGGCAGACGCTTGCAGAGACTGTGGAGCCTCATCCTGCAAGGACATCACTATGGGCAAGACCTCCTTCTCCGGCCCCGTTGTCGTCTCCGAGACGTTCACGGTGGCTACCGTTCCGGCTGCTGCCGACAACACTGGCGGCATGATCTACGTGTCGAACGGTGCCGCTGGCCAGCCGATCATCGCGTTCTCGAACGGCTCCTCGTGGCTTCGCGTCGATACGCGCGGCGCTATCTCCGCTTCCTAATAGGTGACGCATGGCAACTAGCACGGACGTCAAAGCCTCCACGGTGACGGCAAGCGGAAGTGTCTATGGTGCCCGTACCCGCGTCAAGGCGCTGTCTTACGTTGCTGGCGGCACTGCTGGCTCCATCGTCCTCAAGGACGGTGGTTCTGGTGGTGCCACCAACATCAATCTTGCGACGGCGGCCAACGGTTATGGCATCATTTATATTCCGGGCGACGGTGTTCTGTTTGATAGCACTGTCTACGCTACCCTCACCAACATCACTTCTCTCACTGTTTTCTACGGGTAACGCCATGAATCTCAAGGGGGTCAAGCCTTCAGCGGACGTCGAAGATCGTAGAGGGGACCCCCAGCCGCAAGGTCCTATCGAAAGGCAGATGGCTGGCAAGGCCATCTCGGATCGTGAGGAACGCCGCAAGAAGAAGTTCAGCGACAACATGCGCGCAGAACTTGGCAAGCGGTCGAAGAACGGCGGCGAGTATGGGGCGCGCACTGCGGAGTTCGACAAGAACGTCCGCAAGGTTGAGTCCGAAGCGGCTGAGTCAGACGCCGACGCCGTGAGGGCGTGGGAAGATGCGAACAATCGCCCGTCGAAGAAGCTGAAGCGGGCGATGAAAGAAATCTCCGGCGTCACAAAGGGATTCGACAACAAGAAGTTTAGGTCGGCCACACCGCCGCCCAAGCCGAAGCTGAAGCCGGAAGGCTATGCTGGCGGTGGCGCGGTGCGTGGTTTCGGCAAGGCACGGGGTGCCAAACCTATAAAGGTGTGCTGATGGCAAAGTCGCCTGCGTGGCAACGCAAGGAAGGTAAAAGCCCGAGCGGCGGTCTTAACGCCAAGGGACGTGCTTCCTACAATAAGGCCAATCCCGGCAAGCCGGGTTTAAAGGCCCCGCAGCCCGAAGGAGGTCCGCGTCGTGATTCATTTTGCGCGCGGATGAAGGGCATGAAGAAGAAGCTAACCTCAAAAAAGACGGCGAGCGATCCCAATAGCCGCATCAACAAGTCACTTCGTGCTTGGAATTGCTAAGGGGTGACCGCCATGCCGCTACGGACATTTAGCATGACGCCACTTGCGGAACGCATGACGGATGGTGTGGCAATCCTCGCTGTCCTATCATGGATCAACAAGGACTTGTATCTCTGGCTCCAACAGACCTCTGAAGTCGCGGCCCTCGCCACACCGATCCTCGGTCTGGTGTGGTTGGTCGTGCAGATTTATTTCCGGGTCACCAAGGGTAAATAACATGAAGACCAATCAGGCTGGCGTGAACCTTATCAAGGAATTTGAGGGGTTTCGGTCAAAGGCTTACAAGTGCCCGGCTGGTGTCTTGACGATTGGCTATGGCCACACCTCTGCCGCTGGCACTCCCGCTGTCAAGGCGGGCATGACGATCTCTGCGGCTGATGGCGAGGCGATCCTGAAGCGCGACCTCACCAAGTATGAGGCCGCCGTGAGCGATGCGATCACCATTGAGTTGACGCCGAACCAGTTCTCGGCCTGCGTCTCCCTCTGCTACAACATTGGCCCGGGCAACTTCGCCAAGTCGTCTGTGGCGCGTTTCTGCAACAAGAAGCAGTTTAAACAGGCCGCTGATGCGTTTGCGCTGTGGAACAAGGCTGGCGGCAAGGTGCTGCCCGGCCTCGTGCGCCGTCGCGCCGCTGAAGCCGCCCTGTTCTCCAAGGACGACGTGTCGGCCTCTGATGAGGTTCGCGCGGTTGTCGATGTGCCGAAGGGCAAGTCGATGATGTCCTCCACCACCAACATTGCGGCTGGCGCTACGGCTGCGGCAGGCGTTGTCGCCACGGTCAAGGACACGGTTGACAACGGCAAGGCGATCTTTTCCGGCCTCGACATCAATCTCCTCTTGGTCATGATCATCCTCGCTGGTGCAGCTTGGATCATCTATGACCGCTATCGGAAGGCGCGCGACTGGGATGTTTAACATACTCTCCAATCTGCTTCTTGGCCCCCTGCTTGGCAAGCTTGTTGACCTGTATAAGAGTTACAACGAGAAGCAGGTGACTGAGGCCCAGCTTCGCCGTGACATCGAAAAGACCATCCTCGGCACCTTCAAGGAGGTGTCGCAGGTTCAGGCCGATGTGATCATGGCTGAAATGAAGGGCGAGAACTGGATGCAGCGGAACTGGCGTCCACTGACCGCCGTGTGCTTTGCCTTCATCGTTTTCTTCTATGGCATCATTCTTCCGATTGCCGTGGATTGGGGTGGAGCCCCGCCCGTGCGTGTGGGCGACGAACTCCTGCACTGGATCATGGATGCCGTGATGCTGTGCCTTGGTGGCTACATTGGTGGCCGCACCCTTGAAAAGATCGTCTCCACTATTCGGAAGTAACATGAACAAGCCGCTCCCCAAGCAGCCCCACAAGGTCTCCAAGGCCAAGAAAACCCTCCCGGTCGAGATCGACTGGGGGCACGGCATGAAGGATCGACTGCGCTACATCAGCCCGAACGAAGAGGCGATGATCCAGCGCAACCGCTCCACAGATGCTGAACGCTACTATGGCGGCATCCGAGCCTATCCAGACCCGGGCGACACAGCCGTTGGGACGGGTAACTGGCAGGGAGCCCCGGGCAGCGGCACGACCTCGCCGGGCGCTGCGTCTGGTGGCGGCAGTGATTCTGGCGCAGGCACCTCCACGTCCTCTGCGACATCTTCCCCGGCTGGCGCTGGCCCTGCAGCCGCAGGCGTGGGCGCTGGTGCTGTTTCAGCCAGTGCTGCGGCCAACCCGGGATATACCGGAGGTATCGGCAGCGGCGTTGGCACTGCGGAGGGTGCCCTGCATGACGCCGAGAGCGCATACCGCAACGGTGTAAACAGCCTGAGCGACAGCATCAGTTCCGGCAAGATCGTCTCGACAACCACGCCATACGCAAAAGAGGCCTCTTCTTACTCATACAACATCCCGTCACCTGTTCAGGCGACAGGGGCTGGCGATATCTATGGCGGCGCTGTCACGGACGATATGCTGCCCGACTACGGGAACATGATGCCGAAGCCACCGCAGCATGTTTCTGCGATTGACTCCCTCAAGGGCATGCTTGCGAATGGTGGGACATATATTGGCCCGGCAAAGGTTGGCCCTCCCGCGCCGAGCCCCGTTGATTCAACGCCATCGACGTTCGCCTATCAGGGCGCTCTTGACCGTCTGGCCAATGGCACCAGTGTGGTCGGCACCACTAACCCGGTCGGCTTTGAGAAGTTCGCGGATCGCGTTCCGCAGTCAGCAACCGGGGTGAACTCGCTGACCTTGGAGGATGACGACAATTACACCGACACAAGGCGCGGTGTAAACACGATTGCCAGCGCAGAGGGCTTGCCCGAGGTGGATGTGGCATCGTCCATCACCAAGCCTGTGCCGCAGACCAATGCGTCGGCTGCGCAGTCTTATGCCAGCATGAAGAACCCCACCAGCTTTGCGCAGGGCATGCAGTCTCAGGGTGTGCGGTATTCGACTTGGAATTCGACCGCGCCTGAGTTTGATCCGACGGGTGGCATTGATTACCAGACGCCAGACGACACCGCTGCCGAGAAGGTTCTGTCTGTTGAGGACGTGCCGGAAGAAACTCGCAGCCCGGGCAAGACTCGTGGCCTTAGCACCCCTGTGGAAAAGGATCAGGACCGCCTTGCCTCAATTGCGGGCAAGACCGTTCCGATGTCCACGGTCAAGGCCCAGAACCCGGCCATGTATGACGCTATGGTCAACGACCCGGGTTATGCCGCTGCGATGTCTAATCCGCCTGTCTTCGACCCGAATGGTGGAGCGTTCCCCCGATCCACGGCCAGCACTGGCGGGATTTCAGACATCAATGTTCCATCAGATGACGCATCATCGTATCCGCAGGATGAAGGTGCGGGCGACGTGCTTGACGGAATGGTTGGCGACGAAGCCACCAAGGCAGCACAGAAGGCTGGCGTTCCTCGCAATATTGCGGGGGCAGACTGGTTCAGGGATGACCCGTCTCAGCTTGGCATCCTCCGTGATCCGGTTGATCCGGAGGCCATCACGCCAACCGACATGGCGAAGATTCATCAAAGGTCTATGGCTCAGAAGTATGACGACATCGACCCATACCTGACACCGGATGAAAAGACCCGCAAGGGCATCTCAAATGCAGTCGAGAACTTCATTCTGAACCGCACTGGCCCAGCAGGAATGATTGCCAAGGGCGGCAGAAACCTCATGGGGATTGAGAAGACCGAGGATTTCCTTGGCCGCCCATCCTACGAACAAGGCGCGCTGTACGACTATGGGCGCGAAGCGGACGCCAGATACGGGCGCTCAAACCTCCAAGGTGCCCGCGAAGGCGGCTCCGACACCGCAGCAATGTGGGCACAGGGTATTGGCATTCCCAACGTGAATGACCCCAGCTACCCAACCTACATGTACTGGCTTAACTCGCAGGGCGGTTCGTCCGGCAACTGGGGATGGTCATAATGGCTAAGCAAGCAGCGATTGGTGTTAAACTGACAATTGAGAAGACCCGGCAGAAGCGGCGGTCCAAGCCGACGCACCTGCGGGGCCGTAAATCTCTCGGACCCAAGAGCCCTGACCGGGGCAACAGAGGCCGAGTTTAAACAGCGTAGGGAATGTGAGCGTTTGGGATGGCGGGTCTGTGATGCGGTGTACCGCGCAGGCCGGGGCTCACGCAAATTGAGGGCATCATGGCGACATCAGGCACGACAAATTTCAACCCCGATCTGGGTGAACTGATCGAAGAGGCGTTTGAACGCGCTGGCCTTGAGGCTCGCACGGGCTACGACATTCGGTCTGCCCGCCGCAGCCTGAACTTCATGATGTCGGAATGGGCCAACAAGGGGCTTAATCTCTGGACTATCGAAGAGGGCTCTTTCGTCTGCAACCCCGGCCAGACGGAGTATCCGCTGCCGACGGCCTGCGTGGACATCATCGAACACGTGTGCCGCACGTCGATCAACGGCCAGTCCACCGACATTGTTCTGGACCGTATTTCCGTCTCGACCTACGCGCAGATTCCCAACAAGCAGACACAGGGCCGTCCGTACCAGATTTACGTGGACCGCCAGATCAATCCGACCGTCAAGCTGTGGCCAGTCCCCGACGACAGCCAGCAGTACACGGTCGTTTATTGGTACATCCGCCGCATTCAGGACTCCGGTTCTCCGGTCAGCCTGACGATGGAGGTGCCCTTCCGTTTCTACAATGCGCTGGTTGCTGGCCTCGCTTACAACATCGCCCTCAAGCGTCCCGAGGTGGCTGACCGCCTCGACATGCTGAAGGGGCTTTACGACGAGGCTTTTGCACTTGCGGCAGAAGAAGACCGCGACCGCGCCGCAGTCCGGTTTGTCCCTTTCACCTCCTACCAGTTCTAAGGTAAAATGACAGTCAAGTATGCAGCAGGAAGACGGGCCTTTGGCTTCTGTGATCAGTGCGGCTTTCGCTTCGACTTGCCGGAACTGAAGCCCCAGATCATCAAGGGCAACCCGACCAACTTTATGGTCTGCGACGAATGCAATGACGATGACCATCCGCAATACTTTATTGGCATGGTCCCGATCAATGACCCGCAGGCCCTTCGCAACCCCCGCCCTGACATTGCGCAAGACGAGAGTCGTGTCCTTTGGGGCTGGAATCCTGTCGGAAACTTCGCCGTTTACGCCAG